CGAAGCTTCGCACAAACAATGGGTCAAGATCAAGCTGGAAAATAAGTGGAAGGTGGGTCCTGTCAAGGACGTAGCCAAAAAGGAACACCCGAACTTGAGACCCTATAGCGAATTGTCCGACGTCGAGCGCGGCAAGGACATTGTATTCTCCGCGTTGGTGAACACCCTCAAAGGAATCTAAATTATGAGCCTGATGGATCGAATCAAGAAAAACAGTAGCATTGACATCGCCAGCGTCCTCGATGAGTCTGAAGTGTTTGGTGAGCGACAGTTGATTCCCACAGAGGTCCCGGTGATCAACATTGCGCTATCAGGTACGCTGAAGGGCGGTTTGACCTCTGGTGTGACTGAGATTGCTGGACCTTCCAAGCATTTCAAAACGGGCATTGCCTTGTTGCTGATGCGAGCATTCCTGAGAAAGCACAAGGACGGTATCATTTTGTTTTATGACGCCGAGTTCGGTACCCCCGGCTCCTACTTTCAGACGTTCGGCATCGACATGAAGAAAGTGTTCCACACCCCCATCACCGACGTCGAACAACTCAAGCAAGACATTATGAAGCAACTCGCTGAGATGAAGCGTGGCGACCACCTGATGATTGTGATTGACTCGATTGGCCAGCTTGCGTCTCTGAAAGAGGTCGAGGATACCCTTGAGGGCAAGACCGTCGCTGACATGACGAGAGCAAAAAGTATCAAGTCGCTGTTCCGCATGATTACCCCACACCTGAGAATCAAAGACATTCCTCTGGTTGTGGTCAATCATACATACATGGAAATTGGGATGTTCCCGAAAGCGATTCCTGGTGGTGGAACTGGCATGACGTATGCTGCCGACACGATCTGGATTGTTGGACGGCAACAGGAAAAGGTCGAGGGGGAAGTGGCCGGTTTCAATTTCGTGATCAACGTGGAGAAGTCGCGGTTTGTGAAAGAGAAATCAAAGCTTCCTATTTCGGTGACATTCGAAAAAGGTATCCAGCCGTATTCTGGACTTCTGGAGATTGCGCTTGCCGGGGGATTTGTTGAGAAGCCATTACCTGGATGGTACCTCAAGCCCGGCAGCAAGACGAAGGTGCGCGAAGCGGAGACCAAGACCGAGGAATTCTGGAAGGACATTTTAGCCAATGAGGATTTTGATGCGTATATTCGAAAAAATTATGAAGTGGCTTTCGGAGAGATTTTGGGGAACGACGACGTCCCCAAAGAAACTCCCACAGGAAAACACTGATTACACGTTTGTCGATATCACACTTGACGAACCCGTCAGTGCGGTCAAGCTCCTCGTGGAACCCTACGCTGGAATAGTGTATTACTATGGGTGGGTGAAACCGCAGGCGTTGGACAATGGGGTCATGGGTCTCGCGTTTCAATACACGCTCTATGACACCGCGGGTCGACCTTACAAAGACCTCGTGGGCTCGCAAGAGTTTACCAACCACCTCGGTGACGTGCTCACCTCAATCATTATGAGCGAGCAGCATAATTTGGAGTCCGTGACCGCGAAGGACGACGAATGATCCGCCTTGAATCGACCATCCTCAAGAACCTCATCTACCACGAGGAATATGCCCGTAAGGTGATACCCTTCCTCAAGACTGAGTATTTCAAAGAGCAGACCGAACAACTGATCTATGAACAGATCACCAAGTTCATCGACACCTACAAGAACCTCCCGACCCACGAGGCCCTGGTCATCACCGTCACAGAGATGCACAATCTCAAAGAGGAACAGGTCCAGCAGGCTGTGTCCCTGCTTCAAGAACTCAATGCCGACCGACAGGAACCCACAGACATTCCCTGGTTGATTGCTCAGACCGAACGGTTCTGTCAAGACTCCGCGCTCTATAATTCGGTACTGGAAGCAGTCTCGATTATGGACGACAAGACGGGGAAGAAATCCAAGGGCTCGATCCCCGACCTCCTCACCAAAGCACTCTCGGTGACGTTCGATAACCATGTAGGGCATGACTACATGATGGATTCCGACTCTCGGTACGAATTTTACCACCACACAGAGAAAAAGATACCATTCGACCTGGACTTTTTCAACAAGATCACGCGCGGTGGATTCTCCCTCAAGACGCTCAATATTTTTCTTGCAGGAACAGGTGTCGGAAAGACCCTGGTCATGTGTCACCTTGCGGGAGCAGCATTGTCCAGGGGTTTCAATGTGCTCTATATCACCATGGAAATGGCTGAGGAACGTATTGCTGAACGCATTGACGCGAATCTCCTCAATGTGGATATCAACACTCTGGAGAAGATTGACAAGAAGGATTATGAGCAACGATTTGCTGCCCTTAAACACAAGACCTGCGGTAAGTTGATTATCAAGGAATACCCAACAGCCGCAGCTTCGACGCTTCATTTCACCGCGCTCTTGAATGAACTGCAACTCAAGAAATCATTTCGCCCCGATCTGATTTTCATTGACTACCTGAATATCTGTGCGTCGTCCAGGATTCGCCCGGGTGGCAACGTGAATTCCTATACTTACATCAAGGCGATAGCCGAGGAACTTCGTGGTCTCGCGGTTGAACATAAAGTTCCTGTGATTTCAGCAACCCAGACGACGCGACAGGGGTTCGATTCCAGCGACCTCGAACTGACAGATACCTCAGAGTCTTTTGGTCTACCCGCCACAGCAGACTTCATGGCGGCCATCATCACCAACGAAGAACTGGAAGCCCTGAATCAGTTCATGGTCAAGCAACTCAAAAATCGCTACATGGACAAAGCGATCAACAAACGATTCGTGTTGGGCGTAGACAAATCCAAGATGCGCCTGTATGACGTCGCCCCCAGTGCTCAGACCAATCTGTCCGATGCCGGACAAGCGAAAGACGACGACGGGGATGAGAAGATACGAAAACCATTCGAGCACAAAAAACGAGATTTCAAAGGGTTCAAAATATGAGAAACGAATTCAACCTCGGGGTCACTGCGTACCAAGCGGGGTACGCCTACGTCTCGGTGCTGGACGAGGTGATCCCAATAAGTTTCTGCAAGTCCCTCATTGAAAAATTCGAGCGCAACGAATTCGAGGAGCAAACCGACACCTTCTATGCCGGCATCCGGCACTTCATGGAGGTGAACATTTCACAAAACTGGCCCGATGAGAACCAACGGCTCCTCGCATACCAGCAAGAGGCCTTCAAGGTCTACCAGACACTTCACGCGCTCGGTGATACGCAGTACCCCAAGACCTTTGGGTACGAGGCGTTCAGAATGAAACGCTATCTCCCCAACGGCAAGGACGAGTTCGCCCTGCACACCGACGTCGGGAGCTATGCCTCAGCACGGCGCTTTGTGTCGTTCCTGTTCTACCTGAACACCGTGGAAATTGGTGGCGAGACCCAGTTTGGCAAAGATCAAGCCCACCCATGCGTCACGATCCCCGCGGTCGCTGGGCGACTCCTGATGTTTCCTCCGCTCTGGACACACCCGCATTGGGGCTGCAAGGTGACCAGTGGACCCAAGTATATCGTCAGTGGGTACCTGCACTACCTATGAAACTCCAAAAAATCTACAACCTGGTCTACCAGGCTCCCGAAGGCGAGCAGTCGCTTGGACAAATTTTGAGCCGGCTCAGAAAGTCTTTTAGACCTTACCCCTGGATTCGATTCACGGGTAAGTCACTCCCCATTCAATACACCAACACCCGGCACACTCCACCATCCGATAATCTTTTGTGTGTGACAGGATGCTTCGACCCTGACTATCACGGTGACCCAGTGTGTTTTGTGTCATTGAGTAACTACTCACAGGACCCCAAGAAAAAGGTGCGGTTCACGGGCAACCTCAGGCGCCGTATCCTCTTTGACATGTTCGCCACGATTGCCCATGAGCGCGTTCATCTGCTCCAAAACCACAAAGCCAAGGCGTGTCCTCGACCCCCACGGGTGCGACACTCAGACCCATTGGTCCAGCGAAACCGGAGGTACTATGGGGCCACCAACGAGATCGACGCCTATGGGCTCACCGCGGCCCTTGAGGAGCACTATGGGGTGCACCCTGATATTGTGACGAGGTACCGAGCCGTGTTCGGACTTGACGACCCCTGCTACAAGCGGTTCCTCAAAAAGAAGGCACAATACAGCTTGACATTGCTCCCCATCTGTGTTATAACGGGAGTATAAATACACTATCACCTGGAGGGAAAAATGTCCAAGCAGGCCGATCTACAGGAAACAGCACAAGCATTGTTCTGCGCGATGGCAGATTACTTGGGTGTGGCCAAGGTTGAAACGATATTTGACTTGAAAGTGAACGACACCTATACCAAGTTCAAAGAAGCCTGGGAGTCTAAGCATTCCTCACTCACGGTCAGTACAGTGCTCAAGACGCGGGTGGATGCGCCCGGTGACTCGCTGAAAGAAATTGAAGCATTGTTTCACAGCGACAACGACTGGTATAAATCTTCTGTCCAAATTGCTAAAAAAGTCATAGAAGAGGTGGACGCGATCAGTACAAAATTTGCGCGAATCAAATCGCCGAATTGGTCTGATTTGTTTTACTCTCGTGGTGACAAAGAGGTGATGGGCAATATCTCTGCGTTGTTCTCGATTGCCAATGGCACACAGAAGAAACTTAATGCCTTACCCAACGCTGCTCACAAAACTATTTTTACGAATTTGAATAAGTGGTGTCCTGCTGATATTTACTTTGCCTCGGAAAAGGCTAAGCGAGACATCAAAGAGTTATTGCGGGCGAATCAGAATAAATCTATGACATTCACCGTGTTGAATGGTCTGGTGAGTCGCTTGATTGATTCGGGCGACCTGTTGCCTCTTTCGCTCAAACAACAGCCCGGCGATGTGACCATTAAAAAAGTGAATTTCGACAGAAAGAAAGAACTGCAGGATATGGAGAAGTTCCAATTCCTCAGTGTCGAGAAGTGGGAGCCTTATGTAAAAAATGGAAAACAGGCTCGTTACCTGAGTATTCGTTACGATCCCGCAAGTCCCAGGAGTTTTATCTACATTCGGCACGACCCCGCGACCCCGGCATTCAAGGCTGAAGTGGTACACGCCTCAGGAGGTGCGACTGTCTCGCGTGAAGGTTCCGCTCCTCCAGGAGTGATGGAAAAATCCATAGCTCTTGCTGATGGCAATACCAACTATTCCAGAAAGTTTTTCAAGACATTCAAGGACGGAGAAGCGGAATTTGCCAAGGAAATGAAAACAAAAAGAATGACCGAGATGAAGTCAAAAGACAGGACGAAGTTCGATGTGGAACGGACCTGGCTTAGTTCTCATCTTATCACGAATGCTGTCTTTCCAGAACTCATTAAGTGGTTGAAGCGAGATAAAAAGAATTCCACCAGATTCGTGCAGTTGGTGTTCGCTTACACGACGTCCCGTTCTGATGAATCCGGTAAGTTTGTGATCGCCAAATAACATGGAAACCGCTCGCATGTCTCTCAAAACGTTTATCACAGAATCCTCTGAGGGTAAGAATGTGCACCTGGAGCACCTCGAAGACCAGGTGTTGAATCGTGGGGTCGATGGTACCCGTGAGGCGATCAATTTTCTCCGTAGTCTCAGAGACATGCTCTCCGGGCACACTGAGAAACCGATCAACGTGACCACCAAGTTCGACGGGGCCCCCGCGGTGGTCTGTGGTATCAATCCAGAGACCGGCAAGTTCTTCGTGGGTACCAAAGGTGTGTTCAACAAGAATGCCAAGTTGAACTATACCGAGCACGACATTGACCAAAATCATCCATCCGAGGGGTTGAACCAAAAACTCAAAGCCTGCCTTCGCTATCTTCCAAAATTAGGAATAAAAGGGATTCTCCAAGGCGACCTCATGTTTACAAAAGGTGACATAAAATCCGAGGCTATCGAAGGAGAGAAATATGTCACCTTTACTCCGAATACTCTTACCTATGCTATTCCTGCCACTACTACTCTTGCTAGCCGTATTCTTGCTGCTGCTCTGGGCATAGTGTTTCACACGGAGTACCATGGCACCACAATGGCGGGTCTCAAGGCGTCCTACAAGGTCGACCTAGGGTACCTACACCACACGAAAGAGGTCTGGTTCCGCGATGCTTCACTGGTCGACGAAAGCGGCACAGTGAGCTTTACGGTAGCTGAAACGGCGCACTGTACCTCCTTGCTCTCAGTGGCGGGCACGATGTTCCAAGCGATCAACGGTAAAGTTCTGAACCAGATTGCGCTGAACACGGTCTACCGTGACTACCTCAAGACCTTCAACAACTCCAAGGTCCGCGAAGGTGTAGCGATTACCAATACTGTTCAGCACACCAACGAGTTCATCCGATGGCTCGATGCCAAGATGACACTTGCTATTGGCGAAGCGAAACAGCCAGACACCAAACGCAAGCGCACCCAGGAGAAAACGCTGGTACTGGGATTCTTTCGAGCACACTCTCAGGACCTCAAGAATATTTTTGACTTGACTAATCAGTTGGTCTATGCTAAACTATTGATCGTCCAAAAGCTTCAACAGGTCCAGGGCACCCGTAAGTTTTTCAAGACCGCTGACGGCTACCAGGTTGCGGGTGACGAAGGCTACGTGGTCGTCGATCATCTTGGAAGCGCCGTGAAGTTAGTGGATCGATTGCAGTTCTCACACCAGAATTTTACAGCCGCAAAAAATTGGAGCTAAATACCAGCAGCACTTGATCATGGAGTCATTATGGAAAAGCGAGACGTCGTCATAACCGCCATCACCGGATACAACTTCCACCACATAGCCCCCTGGGTGAATAGTCTCGACCGCAGCGGTTTCACTGGCGTCAAAGCGGTCGTCTGTTACAACACCGACCACGCCACCGTTGAAGAACTCGTCAAGCGTGGGTACTCTATCCTCGCCTTCCACAAAGATCCTGTGACAGGAGACCTCAGCTACCCGAATCGAGATTTTTCCATCGTCGTGGATCGGTTCCTTCACTACTGGCTCATGCTGGACAACCCACAGAACGCCGCGGGGATCAGGTATGTTGTGGCGACCGATGCCAAGGACGTGATCTTCCAGCGCAACCCCTCGGACTTTCTGAACGGTCTCGACCCAGGTATCCTCGTCTCCTCTGAGGCCATCGCATACGAACATGAACCCTGGGGTCTCAACAACCTCACACAATCCTTTGGGCCTCTCGTGTATGAACAACACAAGACAAACACCATTATCAATTGTGGGGTCCTTGCTGGTACGTTCAACCACTTCATGGGTCTCTGTAAAACCGTCTATCTCCTGTCTCACGGCACCGTTCAGCATGTCCCTGGAGGTGGTGGACCTGACCAAGCTGCGCTCAATATCTTGCTGGCTACAGAAGCCTACAAAAACTGCACCACTGTGACGAGACATGGCGACCGATGGGCCGCACAATTGGGTACCACAATGGACCCTAACAAAATTAACGGGTATCGACCCCACATCACAGAACCATTGCCGGTGTTCAACAAGGAAACGGGGTTCGTTGAAAATTGTTATGGTGAACCATACACACTCGTTCACCAGTGGGACCGTGTCCCTGAGGTTCGCGCTATGGTCGAGGGGATGTATCGATGAGCGAGCCATTCCTTGAATGCGAGTTCGGCACCCTCTATCTCGGTGACTCACTGGACGTGCTGAAAACTTTGGACGCAGATTCCATTGACAGCATTGTGACTGACCCTCCGTATGGTTTGACCAACGCAAGACCCCAGGTGTTCAAGTCTGTGCGTGATCCGAGTGTCAACAAAGGTCAAAAAGGTTTCATGGGTATGGAATGGGACCATGGGGTACCTGGACCTGACTACTGGGCAGAGGCGTTCCGCGTGGCGAAGCCAGGAGCCCACATGCTCGCGTTCGGCGGCACGAGAACCTATCACCGACTGGCCTGTGCGATTGAGGACGCGGGTTGGGAAATTCGTGACTGTATCATGTGGGTCTATGGGTCCGGGTTCCCAAAGTCCCTCGATATTGGTAAGGCTATCGACAAGTCAGCGGGGGCGACTAGACAAGTCACTGGGTCACGACAAGGCAACGTCGGTATCCAAGGTGGAAACTTCGGTCGCTCACCACTCATGGGTACGATTCTGCAGCACGATGATCCTGTGACAGATGACGCCAAGCAATGGAATGGGTGGGGTACCGCTTTGAAGCCAGCCTGGGAGCCGATCATTGTGGCCCGCAAACCCGTCGAGGGTTCTGTATCATCGAACGTCCTGAAGTATGGCACCGGGGCGATCAATGTCGATGAGAGTCGTGTAGGTACTCAAGGTGGCACTGAGAGTGTGGGTGACCCCAATTTCAAAAATCAAGTGTATGGAAAAGGTATGGGTGGATTGGGGATTGTTGACGGCGACAAAGGCCGCTGGCCCGCTAACTTGATCCATGACGGTAGCGATGAAGTGGAGAAGTTGTTTCCTGAGTGTAAGACAACGTGGGTCTCAGACACTCACCAAAATAACAGAGATGGGGAATTTCTCGGTGAGTTGGGACACCCAGGAAACCAGGGTTTCAATGACTCTGGCTCAGCCTCAAGGTTCTTTTTCAATGCTAAGGGAGAAGATTCATGCAATGTGAATATTGTAAAATTTCATTCGTTCCTGCTAAACACAGCATACGATTCTGTTCAAAAACTTGTAGCAATCGCGGTGTGCCACGAGGGCAGTCAGTTAAGCAGTTTGATACAACATTTTATGAGCGACATGGCCAAGAAATTAAACTTGAAAGAAAAACCCGATATAACAGCGATCCAGTCTATAGGTCAAAGGTTCTTGCTAGAGTTACAGCGTATAAACACGCAGGAGCAAACAGAAATCCATGCGAATCTTGCGGAAATATTCGCGCTGACATCCACCACGATGATTATTCACAGCCTCTTGTCTATCGTTGGCTCTGCAGAAGTTGCCATGTTAGACACCATTGCGCGGTTCTTGGATCATGGGGTGAGGGCCTCAAATCCAGAAATGCGTAAGCGATTCATCTATTGCGCCAAGGCTTCCGCTGAGGAGAGAGGGGACTATAACGACCACCCTACAGTCAAGCCCCAGGCCCTTATGGAGTACCTCTGTAAGCTCATTACGCCCCCTGGTGGGGTAGTTTTGGACCCCTTCATGGGTTCGGGGAGTACCTGTCTCGCGGCCAAAGAGAAGGGTTTCAAGTTCGTGGGTATTGACAAGACCCCAGAGTATTGTGAGATTGCGAAACAACGACTGATCGTATCAGAGGGGATATTCGGACTATGACAACCACTGAAATGCCCGAACCTCAACACACAAAGCAGGGGTACAAGGTCGCCGTAACCGTTCAGAACAAACCGCGACGATTCCTCTACGTGGTCCATCGGTACGCACCGTTCCCAGGTGGCTCAGAGAACTACGTGAAGGACATGGCGGAAGAGACCATGCTCCGCGGTCACTATGTCGCGGTGTTCGCCGGTGAGCATATGGGCGACCACCACGGTATCAGGGTATCCTCAGAACCTAGCATCCTCACCGAACCCTGGGACCTCATCATCGTCCACGGTGGCGATGTGGGTATTCAAAATTTCGTTCTGAGGAATGCCGCCAAGCTCGGTGGACCCGTGCTCTACCTGCTGATTCTCCCCTCAAATTCCGTAGAGTGTGTCAGTGCGCTTCACCGAGTCTCCTACATCGGATGTTCCACTTTGGCTGACTGGCGCCATGTCGATGCCTACAAGGCTCAGAGCAGAGCGGTCAGAGTGCGCCACGGTGTCAATCTCGACGGTTCACTGGGTATCCCTGGGTTCCGCAAGGCCCACAACATCACCACACGCTATATGTTCCTGTCCTCTGGTGGCTACTGGCCCAACAAAGCATTCGGTG